TAAATCGGCTGAAACTATAGTTCCATCAAATATTTTAGCACTTGTTACAGCACCGTCTTTTATTTTATGTGTTTGTACTGTTTGATTCTGTTCTTCTTGTGCAGCAAACAGTAACTGCTCGTGGTTGGCATTAAGGTCAGCTGCCTTGACTGATGACCCTGCCTGATATGTAGCTTTTGGAACTTCTACATTTGTATCACGAAAGATACGTATAAGTTGTCCGGTAGTTGGTATGTTGCCTGATGTAAAAACTACATTACCACCACCTGTAGTAGTGTAGCTTGTAATATTGTAGTGTGTGCCGGATGATTTTACGACACCATCTACTTCAACTTTAATATCAGACTCTTGAATAGAAGGGAAGGTAAACTGCCTAGTCGCATTACCATCCCCTGTAAAATCTGCGAATGTTGTTGCCATTTATTTATATATATTGAGGAGGTCGTTTGACTGTACCTTTTTAAGATACTTTTGACGTTTGTTCTCTTTTTGTTCGGCTATAACTTCAGCCACCTCTGGCATTTCCATTATTGATGCCCAAGCTTTACGTCTTGCTTCTTGAAATATTTGATCTATTTTACCATTGTGCCAGTAGTTACGAGCATCGTACTGAGCCCGCTTACCGTCACGTATATCTTTACGCATAAGTTCTAATGATGCAATAGCCTTTGGATCTTTTGCTAACTTATTTAATTCAAGCTCAATGTTTTGATCTCCTATAGCTTTTTGAAACAATGACCTGATACGTGGTGCGTCAGTCAAGTTAGTGCTATCAGGAGCATAGTATGTAGATAGACGCAAGTCATAACCACTATTAAATAAGAACTGTCTACCTTCGCTTTGCTCTAGTGTCAGAGTAACAGGGCTAAACATATTAAATGCTCTGGTTAAGAAGTCCCAGTTATTAATAGGCTTACCATTTAGCATATCATACTTGATAGGAAGCTGCTCACTTGTTAGAGTTTCACTAATTAGGTTTCTATTTCTTAATGACTGATCTATACCAGACCCAATCTCACGCATGTATGGTACAAATAATTTACCCATTTCATTACGTAGACCAGCTAGAGGTACAGAGTTGTTTATTAAACCAGCTATGATCCTATCAAACTGTCCCGGTCTACCAGCAAACAAGTCAACAAATGACTGTATACCAGCAAGATAAGACTTACTTGTAATTGCTTGTGCAACCACCAATGATATTTTCTGTAACTCTCTTTCTGTCCACTCTTCACCCATAAGTAAACTTGCGTCACCTACGTCAGCGATTGTAGACATAATTAAGTTGAAAGGTTCAAAGGTATCATAACCTACACGTACAGCTCCAAGCTTTATAGTTCTTGGCTCAAACTTAGAGTCTAGCCATAGCTGTCTCTTTTGTCTGTCAACTGGCCCGTTACCTGTAAGATCTCCACGCATCCATGCCATTGATGCCATAAATACAAGAGCAGATCCCATCGCCAATCGGCCTGTTTGTAGTGCCTTTGCGTTAGCTAGCTCAACTGCGTTTGTAATACCATAGCGTTCTACATTTTTTAGATTACTAGGTGTAGCAAATGCTATATCGTTGAACTCTTTGACTAAGAAGTTAAAACCGGGTGTATGCTTTGCTGTAAGTGCAAGACCATTGACACCAGTCCTAGCAAATAGAAAGAATGGTTTTGCCCAAGGGTTAGCACTAAATACATCGTTAAGACCTTTTGCAAAGCCTGTAAGCTCCTGTGTAAGTGTAACTTCTTTACGTGCAAACTGTGTAGCTTCGTCAACAATGTTACCTTGTGAGTCAAATACCTGTGCATAGAAGTCGTCTTCATATGCTTTTAAGACTTCTCGATTTATTTCTGGTAACTTGATGCCGTCAGCAGCTTGTAAATCTAGAACCTTACGCAAAGCTTTTTCACGCATTTTAGCACGACCTATGATGTATGCAAACGCATCATCAGTTGCGGCCATGATCTTAGTAGAGTATGTAAGCAAGTTACTATTGTTCATAGACCTAGCCATGTTTGCTAATGAAAATGCTGCACGATCTCCAAAACTAGCTCTACCACTATCTTCTGCCCATCTACGTATAAGTTCCCAGTTTTCGTCACCACGAGTAAACTCAGAGTAACGTGTCTTAATAGTTGCTATATCGCCCTTCCAGTATGAGTTTAGCTTTTCTCTAAACAATGTAAAAGACTCAGGTATAGCTTCTATCATAGCGTTCATAGATGCCAACCCTGCACGAACTGTAGCACTGTCACCTTTGAATGGATAACGCATGGCAGCTCCTAGTGTGGTAGCCATAGGACGTAAAAATGTTGCAACAGACGTACCGGTAATTGCTCGCATTGGTGTTTTAGGGCCAGATAGAACACTATGAGTAAGTACACCTTCTAGCTCACGTATTAGCACACCTGTACGGTCTGCACCTTTTGGATCTAGTTTCCCACCTTTTATTATCTTTCTAGCAAAGTTATCAAAATCGTCAAGTGTATTCACATCTTTCATCATAGAAAAAGCTTCAAACAAGGCATTCAGTAGATCATCATTTTTATCATCTTTAGCAATCTTTAATACTGACATGATAGACTCTTTTGCATCTGCTACATCAGCTTTGACTGCATCTTCTATATTTTTAGTTCTGTTTTTACCAGCACCTAATGCTCTAAATGAGTCAGACTTTACAAATCTAGCTTTCTTTGTATGGTACAATGCAGTCAGCATAGTATCTACAATCTGTTTAGCTGGGCCATCTATATCATCTAGTGACACTAAGTCTGCTATTTCTCTGCCAGCTATACCAGTATCTCGTAGCTGTTTGAGTAACGAACCTACAACAAGGTCAGTTACAACTACATTTTTAGATGTAAACACTTCAACACCATCTACGATATCTTTATTTGCTTCTAGTAGCTCTTTGAGATATTCGTTAGATGATAACTCTGCTGCGTTTCTACCTTGTGTTATAGATTGATGTCCGTCTACAGCTTCTTTAAATGTTTGAGCTAACTTAACTCTATCACCTTTTGCTGCCTTAAGTTCTTTTGCAAACCTTTCGCTACTCATCAAACCTTTAAGTACACGTTCTACCTGTTTGACATCTGTGCCACCCTTGAGAGCTATACGCTCACGTTCTACAGGTGTAGTTACAGAACCAGTAGATCCTTCTTCTTGTCCCCACTCTTTACGAGTTCTAGATAATTGTTGACGAGCAAGGTCAGGATCTACCTCTGATGGATATGCACCTTGATAAGGTTGAGATACAGGTGCGTTTTTATCTGCACGAAACTGTATTTCGCCTTCACGTATTTGTGCAACAGCAGCTTCTGTGCTTTGCTTAGATACACTGGCATTTCTATCTTGTATCTGTTTTATTACTTTTTGTGATCCTTTACCTAAAGCATAGGTCATACCATCAAAAAATAAACCAATACCCATACCCTCTACAATGTTTTTAATTTTCATTACAACAGGAGAGTCGGTATCTCTAGTAGATAGTGGTGTGTCAAACCAGCCGTATCTATCACGTACAGCACCGAGAGCGTTCTGACCATCAGACTCCTTAGAGATAAGGTCAGATGCAGCTCCAATACCAGCAGCTCTGATAAAACTGTTTGCACCTAGTAGTTTTGTAGCACCAGTTGCAAGCAATGGAACACCAGTTGCAGCCAATGCTTTGGCAGATAGTACAGTACCAGCAGCTAATGAACCAAAATGTACAAGTCCACGTAGCTGTCTACCCCACCATGTTTTAGTTTCGATAGGATTATCATAGTTTGTAAATGGATCCCAGTCAGGTTTATAGTAACCTTGTTCTTCGATCTCTCTTTGCATTGTGCCGTCCAATGCTTCTTTTGTTCTTTCGGCAAAGGTGGTTACAGAGGATGCAGTATCCTGTAAGCCACCTGATACGATAGACTGACCTTCTTTGACTAACGCTTTAAAGCCCCACTTTTCTGCATTACGTGGGTCATCTTGTTCAGCGACAGCCTGCTCTTCTTCGGTTCGCTCTTGTTTTGCAACCTGAGCCTTAGCTTCTTCGTCTTGTTCGATTGTATCAGCTAGTTGATTGACTTGATCGTTTACATAGTCAAAAGCTCGTTGGTCTATCTCAAGCTTTACACTTGGATCTTCACTCATAATTATACCTTAGTATTAAATATTCAAGTTTAGCATTTCATTGATTGCCGCCGTTGATAGTGTGTTTGGATTTAAGAAGGGTGCTTCTTTCAACTCTGGTACAGCTTCCAATAACTTATCATTGTCTTCTTTTGACAGAGTTGTTTTTTGTTTATGTGGTATACTAACACCACCTATAAACTGTTGACGCTGTATGTTTGTTTCTAGCTGTCGTATAAACATCTCAGCATTTAGTTCACTTACGCTAGGTTTAGTTTTTATCATCCACTCTATATTATTGTTCTTAGTTGCAACGTCTAGTACCTTAGTACCATTAGTTTTGTTAAGAAGTTTGTTTTTATCGTCAACATTATCCAGTTCTTTACGTTCTGGTAGCTCTTGTTTAGATTTTTCTTTTACATCAACTTTTTCAACTCTTGTTTCAAATATTTCTTCTGGTGTAAGATACTCACCATCAGCATTTTTTATAAAATTAAATCGCATGTAGTATGATGGATAGCGACTTCTACCACCAGTTCTAATATACTCACGTGCTATAGCTAAATGTGGTGCTTCGCCTGCCCACTCTTCTGTGCTATATATTAGACTTGGATCTTTACCAAGAGCATTAAGTGTAGATTGTAAATCAAGCGTGTTCTGTGTATCAATCGGTGCTACCTTTCTATTATCAAAGATACCTTTTCTCATCTTAACTATAGCTTCATCTATAGCATTATCCATAGCAGTCTGTCTTGGTGTACCACCCACGACTAACTCTTTAAATCTTTCAGTAACATACGCTTTAGCAGCATCTCGTGCAAAAATATATTTGGGACTTTTAGCTACCCTAAGATCTGTAAGAGTTTTACCCTCTTTAACAATCGCAATAGCTATTTCTTCCATACTTTCTGCTTCTTCATCTGTAAATGCACCTAATTCTGGTGTGTTTACATATTTAGACTGTTCATCACGTATGTCAGGATCTGCTATTTTGTCTATCATACTTTGAGTTATAGGAAGATTATTACGTCTTCTACTTCTAATTTCAGTAACAATAGCTTCGTCAGCAAACTCTCTAGAGGTTATAAAGTTTTTCATAAACTCAGGTAGAGCTTCATCATCAGTAATGTTAAATCGTTTTCTAAAATCAAGGACATACGTATCAACCTCGTCTGCTATCTTTCTTGGGTCTGTCATCTTAGCAATCTTGGCTTCAAACTCAACGTGGTTTGTTTCTTCCCACTTACCCATTTCTAGTTTAGTTGTTTCGTTCTCTCTTTCTATAGCTTCTTCATCATACTTGTTTGCAGCAGCTGTGAGTCTTGCATGTAGTCTCTGTGCTCCTTTGGGTGCTCGTTCATCATCCATTCTCATTGCCCCACCGGGGAACTCGAATACTTGATCTAACAGAATACGTACATCACCAGCATCTACACCACTACCAACATCATCTAACATAGGTTCAACTATATCACCAAACCCGTCAAAAGCTAATTGACTAGCCGATGAAGCATCTAAGCCTCTTGCTTCTAGTTGAGCTTTTTTGCTAGTAATCCAACCTTCTTTACCTAAGACATCGTTAGCTAAAGTAGCCTTGTTCTGAAACATAGAGCTAACTTCATCATTGTCTCTGATAACTTGAGCTTGATCTAGTAAAGCTTGCCTACCTTCTTTCCATTCGTTATATAACTTTTGTCTCTGTTTATAGACTTCTGGTGCTACATATTTTAAAATTTCTCCATCTGTAGCATCCCTTAAACCTTGATCACGTCTTGCACGAATCTGATTTTGAAAGATTACACCAGTATAAAAATCAAAAAGTTCATTAAACTCATCTGTAGTAGTAGCATCTTTTAATACTCTGTTGTCAATAGCTGCAAATCCATCGTATTTTGTTGCACTCTGAAAATAACTACCAAGATTCTTGTCAAACTCTTTAAGATTATTTCTAGAGTTTAGACCATCTTGATATGTAAAACTACCTTGACCAAAGATAGCACTAGCATCACTAGCTATCTCTCTTTCTTCTCTGGTCTTTGTAGGGTCTGTTGCATCTTTCTTAGCGTTTTCTGAAAACTCTTGTTCTTCTTTTCTTGTTTGTTTTTCAGATGCTTCTATTTCATTTTGTTCTATAAGAAGGTCGTCATCTAAATCAGACTTTGCACCTTTATATCTATCAAGAGTTCCTTTGTATCTATTTCTATCATCGTTAGCTTGCTGTATCTGCTTAAGGACAGGTGCAGCTGATTGAGCAAAGTCAGCAATCTCACCTAAAAGCTTAAGTGGTCTTTCAGCTCTTTGTTTCTCGAGTTCTGCCATTTGGTTGAAGAACTCTTCTGTATCTGCAATTTGAGCATCTTGCTCCTTTATCATTGCATCTGATAAGTCAGCTCCAGTTGCAAGATAGTTGGTGGAACCCATAGCGTATGGATCCCGTTGTCTAAAGGATGATGTCATACAAGCTCCATATTAATATCAATTTTGCTATAGTCTACAGTTAAGTAATTATCTTGTATACCTACAGCCATTGGATTCTTGTTGACAACATCTTGAGCCATAGCTCCACGCCATCTATCTCTAAATCCTTTGTAGTTAAATTCGTATATCTTGTAGCCATCAGGTGATACACCAACTTCTTCTACATTTTCTTTTAGTTTTATATCTGAAGCAAAAGCACCGTATATACTAGCAACAGAACTAGCAACTTGTAATGCACCACTGAGTCTATCAGAGGGAGGCATCATTACAGGTGCACCGAAGGCAGCTGGTACTCCTAGACTTTCTCTAGCTTTAGCATTGGCAGCTAAGAATCGACGTTGGTTGACTGTCTGCATCATAGCCAGATCACGACCAAACGCATTATCTACAGCTCTTTGTATTTGTGCTTCTTTTTGAAGTAATGATTGGTACTGGGCTCGACCATACTTTCTTGATCTACCACCCTCGTTTACTTTTTTAGTTCTAAAATACTTGGCAACAGCGTTCTGTCTTGCAGCTCTACCTTTACCCTGTATTTGATTAGCTCTACTTCTCGCATCAGCCTGAGATCGGCTGTATCCAATAATATTTCTATCTAGAGTTCTTGCGAATGTAGTTTCTTTGTTGAAAAACTGTAACCTTTTTTGTTGAAAGTTAGCCTCTTTTTCTCGAGCTTTTTGTTTAGCGGCAGCTCTAGCCCCTGCATTAGCGTCTACGCACACGGCAAAATTCGATAAATGTTACATTATTTGGCCCATGGTTTAACTTACGTAAAAACTTAAAGCCTAGAAACTTAAGCAATCTAAGATGTGCTGTGTTTCTACTATCGACTATATTCCAAAGGAGTCGCTCTTCACGGCTATCGACATACCGTTTGGCTTCTCTTGCAAATGTAATCGGGTATCGGTGAATCTCTGGAGTGCAAAGCATCCATATATCACCTTCTTTTCCTACTCCGGCCATGCCAGCAGTCTTGCCGTCAGGCACTGTGAAATACACGTAGGAGGGATTCTGAGACATGATAAGAGGTAAGAACCTATGATCTATCCCATGCCCTTCTTCGACCTCTCTGAGGTCATCTGAGCGGAGGTTAGAGGCCACTTCTGTAGCAGCCTCCAAAGTGATTGGGTGTATATAATTAGACACGTTGATAAAATCTGGGTGAATAATCACCTTCCCAAGACAACGCATGTAGCGTAGCTGGGGCTGGGTGAGATGATCGTAGTATTACATCTACGTTTGTGTTTTTTTCGTAGATTGGGACAGTCTTGATAAACTCTTCGAGATATGGTGCATCAGATGCGTCGTACTCGTCAAGCTCTGTTGATTCATATACTTCTGTGTAGTCGTTTTTACCGACTCGTTTGAGTGTTGTTTCATAAAGTCCTATCTTACCAAAATGTAATTTAATTCTGTGTACCACTAACGAAGAGTTTACATCAGCTGTAGTTTTTTCGCCTGCCATTTTCATAGGATAAAATGTAGGAAACTGAACTTCGTATGGGTATATATAACCTATAGTAAGTGTTGCACTAGACCAGTTACCCGGTAAGGTAAAGCTTGTGCCACTCACAGTAGGCTTGGCGTATCTACCAACTCGTGCTGAGTTAGTATTTGTGTCAATCACAACTAGGTCATGGTTAGGTGAGGTAACTGTGTTCAACCAACTAACACCAGAAAAGGTAGTTAGATTCGTAGTTGAGTTAAAGCTGCCGCCGCTAACAGTAGTATGATTATCCACGTGTAATAAGAAGTCGACATTATCTTGTATTATACTAGGGTCTTCTGTAGTTTGTACTAATCTTATCTTTTGCAAATAATAATTATCATCTAGATAATAGTATTCATCATCTATAATAAAATGGTAAAGTATTGGTTTATTTAGTTTCCATTTAAACCATGCTGCTTGTTGCCTTTTATCGCCAACATTCAGATACTTATATCCGTATATTACACTATCAGTTGCACTTGATTTAGCAATTAAAATTATACTATTCTCTCTTGAGTTAGTAATTAGATTTATATTTTTCGGTAGTAGTGTAGGTACAATCTTACTAACTTCTACAACATTAGGTTGACCTTCACGACTGATGTTTGCCATTTCGTTGAAACGACTAAACTTACCAGAGTTGTCAATATATCCTATAGTTGTACCTAATGAGATAGGTGCTATATCTTTGTTGTAGTTAAATGTAGATATACTACGTAACTTAGCAGTATCAGGGTTTAGAACTGTATCATCTGATGCAAGTAAGAATTGTTGGTTTGTGCTAAATACTACCAAACCAGCATTGATTGCTATACCATCAAACAGCTCTGATGGAAATGTAGATGCAGAAGATATATCAATAGGGTCAGATGCTGATACAGTAAGTGCTGATTCAGCAAAGAAATCTGGTTCATCTATGGAACCGGGTCTAGCTGATACAACATTAGACCCTGCCAGAAAGACTAATCTATTACGAAAGAATAATACTTTGTTTATACGTTTACCTACAAAGGTTGGTAATGGGTTGGTACGCTCATCACCTATCAATCTATCAGCATAGGTAAATTGCCTAACTGTAAATGTAGATATTTCAGTAGATGTGTTCTGATTAGCTATAGCAGTTCTTTGTATAACCAAAGGCATATTAGTCAAAGTCTTAGGTATACCCGGCTTAGCACATTCAGACCAAGAACCAGATCCATCTACATTATTTTCTCCGTCAAACCTTACATAGTAGTCATCTTCTTCTGCCATACGAGAGTTAGATACTTTAACTATGTAACCATGTTTACATTGGTTAGGTAATCTTGTTACATCGTTTACAGAACTTTGCATAACTCTCATCAAGTCATCTTCTACTACCTCTACATTAAATGCACTAGAGCTAGATAAATACATTCCTGTACCTATAACTGTACCAGTGATGCCTGATGGCAACTCTGCTAATATACCACCAAGAACGGTGTCAGCAGTAACAGCTGTATCAGCATCAAAGGGTGTAGGTTCTGGCCTGATAAGTTTTAAGTTGGCTTTTACTTGAGTGCTCTCATGATCTTCTACACGTATAGTATAGTTAAAACCTTCCATAGTTACAGTAGTTGTATCGCCTGTAACCCAGCCTTCTCCGCCATGTAATAAGACTATATCTGGTTGGTAGCTACATCTATAATTATTACCACCGGGGCCATTCTGGTTAGCACTATAGTTAGGACTAACACCTTGTTGGCCTAGAGTTGTGAGTCTAAATATGAGATTGGTTTTACTACCAGAATCAACACTAAATACTTCAGTACCAATACCGGGGCAGTGACCTGTACCATCACTTTCGTCAAGTGTATTACTTGATATTCTGACACGTGTTGCACGAGTCAATGTAGTTGTAGTAGAGTTGTTATATAAGTTTATACCATACTGCCTACCATTTTCAGTTCTAGTTAATTCTAAAAATGCGAAGTGAGCATCTGGTGTAGCATCTGTAGTTCCCGTTGTCCCAACGAGAGTGTTAGCATTACCAGTATCACGGCTATTAACAAAGGTGGTATCATTGATAGTAAGAAATTGTAAGTTTTCTGGGTTGGTAGTTGCTAGATAGCCTTGTATAGCTGTCTGCCCACCTGTACCATATACAACGGTTTGCGCTGCACCGGGGTTATCGCCGTCAGCTTTCCATACTCTGAGCTGGCCATCAGCAGCTATTTGCCCTATGTAAGAGCCTTCTTCATCGTCACGATAGTAATGAAAGTACGCACCACCACTCTGAACATTAGCTAAAGCATCAGTTCCTATTCTTGCTGCACCCGGTCTTTTAAATAGACCTTTGGTTACATCTGGTATTGCGTTAATAGATTCTACTACCTGACCCGGAAATTTTAGGTTGTCAGGCTGTTCTGATATGCCTGCTGAATATTGTGGAATGGTTTGTGTTACGCCTGCCATTATCGTCTAAGGTTTCTAAATGGTTGATATGTTTGATATGCAGTGCCTTCTGGGAATCCCATCATGCTGTGATCTGCTTGATTGCACTCATACTCTTGTAGTGCTGCTCTTGCCTGTTGCTCTTGTAGTCCTAATAATCTAACAAGTCCAGCGTTGGCGACTAGCTGAGTAGCTGCAACTCTTGATGCTCTGTATACTATGAATCGTCTAAAAGGAATAGGTAAATCTTGAAACTGATAAAGTTTAACTATATCGAGATCTATGTCACCATCAAACTCATCTGTATGATCTGTCTTGTCATACAAAAAACCATTACGACGTACGAGGTCATGATGTCTACGAGATTGATTATCGTGTAAGTCCATAGAGACTATATCATCACTTATCGATATCTTCTTAGTTACAGAGTCTGGTGAAAATTTTACATGATACTCTGTGTTAAAATGCCAGCCTTCTGACTGTGTATCTACGTTTGCATCACGTAATAAATTAAATATAAACGCCACCTCTGGATTATCAAAATTAAGATCAGTTAGAGGTGCTTGTCCGATAGCTCCCAGTATACTGTTCACTGCGGATAGTTCGGTATCGATGTCAATAGTTGTGGTTGCCA